GACCAAACGACTTTGTAAGGGATTCAGAAATTATACCAAGCGTATCCTTCTGGATCTGCCTCACCTTCTGTTCCGGAACTATGTTCGAGTAAATCATCTTGTTTGTCAACTCCTTCTTCAATAAGTTCTTCTTCTTTTTCATAAGTATAAAAATACTTAATCTTAGTAAATAAATCCATCAGCTTGATATGATTAAGATCTGCATATAATACCGATAATGGTATATTGATAGCATTCTTATCATGCTCGAAGTTGAATTTAGCATTAGCAATATAAATATGCTTACCCTCTATGTGACCATACTTGATAGCGTCCATATAGTACTTAAGATATATTGCCGTAAACTGAGATAAGTCTATCTTTTTCCTATCGGGTTCTACTATCACATTTGATCTACATCCTAAATGCAATAAATATTGTTTCTGATCTTCTGTATCACAACGTACAGTAATACTAACTGAAGAGGCATTATCTAAGAATGTGTTCAGTAAATAGAATGTATCGTATAATGTAGAAAAGTATCTTAGCATATCATCTTGGGTTTCAAGCAATGTTTTATACACTGGATCACTATCTACTTCAGGCATTATTACAGTCAATGGATTTATCTGCTTACGGTATAGAAATAGCTTGTTGATTTCAGTATCATCCTCCATAGAGATAATACTTTTATCAACGTATGGTGAATTAGAAAATTTTGATTTTACGTATCTAAACATGGCGATATCGTAATTAACCAAAAAATTATACTCAACTAAGAGTTCGTTATCATATTTGCCATCTTTATTCCGCATCATAGATGTAGCCCTCTAGTCCTTCTATGGGAGGTGTGTAAAACACCTCCCTAGAATCTTACATGTTTTCAGCAATGCTGTCGAAAGATGCTGTCTCATACTCCTTTGGAATTCCATTCATACCACCATTGGAGCTGGAGTACAAAGATGAATTCCCTGAGGGAGCGAGGAATGTCTTGCTGTTGAACGGCTTAGAGCTAGTAGTTGTCTGAACGCCAACCTTTTCAGCAATGGCACGAATCTGCTCATACTGATAATTGCGCTTATACATACTTGCCTCCATGACGCTTGCAGCAACAGCATAAGAAGATGCTCTATAATACTCATCAAGAGTCATAACAAAAGTATCCAGCTCAATATCGCCGAAGATCTGAGAAGAATACTGACCATCGCTATAGTTGTATGCAGCAGAATAGGCATCTCTCTTAGTCTCATAGATAATCTCATTTACATTACCAGACTCATCAGCATAGCTAATGGAAATGCAATAAGCATTAGAGCCATACTCACGTCCATTAGAAACTTTGAGAAGACCATTCTTAAGTTCGATGCATACATTCTTGATAGTGTCATCTTCCTGCATCTGCTTAATCATGTGTGAAAGCATATGAGCTTTCGTGTTAGATACATACACAGATACCTGATTATCCGTATCGTATGTTGCGTATGTGTCGTTGCTTCCAGCGTTATTACGCAATGCAATACTGACCTTCATAATCTTATTGAAATAAGAGATAGAAAGTCTAGAAGCCATAATCCCAGATTCTGAATTAGAGAAAGTAATACTGGAAAAAGTGGTGTTTGTCGGTTGCTTGTCATTGTTGTTGTAGTTCCTCAATGCCAAATCGCTCATCTCCTTGAATTATTTTGGTTACTACTTTGTTAGGTAGTGTGTAAAAAAGAATAAATCAATAGGAGAAGCTGCAAAGCCTCTCCTATTAATATAATCACTTCTATAATATACGATTGAATGTGTATTTACAGGTCAGGATACACAACCTGGATGAGAGAATCATAAGCATTACGAATTTCTTTTTTCTTTGCTGCTTGATCTCTTATATCATACATATCTTGGAGGATTCTATAAATCTCCTCACGCTCTTCATCTGATATGTCCTCTGTAAGATAATCCCTTAAAATAGCAATATCTGTATTAAGAGTGCGAATGATATAAAGAAGATCACTCTCTGTATTAGCACAGCGTAATCTTAAGTTTAATTCATATACATCGTTCTTAACAGAACGAATACCCTTAGCTTTGAAGTCAGCGAATTTCTTAGAGAATCTATTCTTGATATTCTCAAATACTCCTTCAATTACAGGTTCATTCATATTATTAAGAATATTAGCAGTAAACTTAAGCTCTCTCTTTTCTAACTCAGATGCCGTCATACTCTTTGCTTTGGTAAGAGTTCTAATAGCTGGAAGTCTACGAATACTAAATTCGCTATTAAGCCTCAATACCCATGCTAATGTAAGTAGTCTATCATCTACAGACTTATTGAGATATATATCAGATCTAGAGATCTTCTGAACAGCGCTCTGTAAATAAGCGCCATAACCACAATCAATGATGAAAGAATCAGCAATAATATCGTTATTGCCAATCTTAGAGAAGATAGAACCTACTTTAGCGATAGAATCCTTCATAGCATAGGCAAGAACTTCTCTATAACTTCTATTGGATTTCAAATTGAAACACTCATCGGATTTGGTAAAATAGATATCAATCTGCTTACGGACTTCATCAATGGTATCTGTATCATAAGCAATATGACCAACCTCATAGATGAGTAATGCTGTTAACTCTTTCTCGTCAAGCATAAGCATAGGATCAAAGAGTTTAGAATCAAACTCAACAAAATATCCTGCGGGAAGTGTAGTATCTGCATCCCCCATAATACCAATCATATCATTACCATTCATTGAAGGATAAACCTTAATACCAAAGAACAGATTATCTGTATTGGTTGTATAAATAACGCTCTTGCAAGAGCTTTTAATAAAGAATTTATTTAACTCATCCTTAACCTTAGCGAGGGTAGAAGCCGTATGATCTTCGATCATAAGAGCCATTAACTTCTCTAATAGAGAAAAATCAAATGCTTCTGCTGTCTTTTCCATTATCGCCATCTCCTTTAAGTTTATTTTCTGTAGGAACATTCTTCCCTAGGGTTGGATCCCAATGGGTAAATACAGATCCTAAATCATTCATTGGATACTTATTAGTATTCTCTTCTATATGAGAATCTGGAACATTCACTGTATTTCTAGTAACAATGTAAGGCATATTAAACCTCTCCTTAATAGCTTTAATTAATTGTTCGGGAATAATACTTAAGGCCAAAAAATATAAGAGGAGGGTTTACACCCTCCTCTTAATCTATTAAGACGCAAGATCTCTCCAATAATCAGTATTCTTAAATACTGCCCCATAAGTATCCTTATATCCGTAACCATTTAATTGATACAATCCTAATCTGAGATTAGCACTGCAATTAGTATAAACCAAAAGTTCACCAGCGGCTATACTCATTTCTTGGTCATTCATGCCCACATTTGAGATATACTGACCAATGTTATATACTGAATCAATATACCACACCAATACTGTTTTATCCTCTTCATCGCCATAATTAATAACATAATCTACTTTAGGCCAATAAACTCCAGTATCTTCATTATAATCTACCAATGTTTTATAGTAGAAATGAATCTTTGCTGCATTGACTTTAGACATATCGGCTATAGCGTCGATATACTTATACATGGCATAGAGATCATCTACTACGTCATTAATCGTATACTTATATTTAAGCAATACACTTTTTCTAAATTTTTCAGGGAGTTTATCCCATTCTGTGTCTCTAAATTCTCTAAGACAATCCTCTGTCTTAACAATAAGTTTTGCTACTTGGTTTCTGTCAATTCTCATTTGCATTAGCCTCCTAGAAAGTGCTGGAATATATTTTTAGTGTTTGGTCAAAACACTAATTCCTCTGTTGATATGTCTTGAGCTATAATAATCTTCTGTATATCTTCTGATGATAGTATATATTTCCCCACGCTAGGCCGGTCTTTCGCTAGCACTTTAACTATATCAGGAAGATAAACATTCTTTCTTAACGCCTTCCCAAGCTTATTATTATAGCATTGAATTAAAAGAAATATAATACGATTAGAATCTCTTCTACTAACTCCAGTATCCATATAATTATTCAGCTCAAATACAAAGCGCATATAATGCAGGAACCTTTCAAAATGGATACTTGGTAAATCTCTATACTCTAACCCACACGATTTAGATAAAGCCCTATATATAAACTCTGCTCTATCGGACAGAGAATAATCAAGTTCAGGAATACAGTAGTATTCCATTAATTCAAACGCAGAATTATATGCGTTATGTATATATGAACTGCACTCTAAGAACGCCCCTAATCTATCTTCAGCATAATCATCCATTGTTATATGGGTTACAGCTTCTAGATTATCATGAATATTCTTAAAGTGTTTATTAATTTCCTCGTACTCTAAGCATCTCGTAATACACCACCTCTAAAAAAATAATATAAGTAAAATTATACCAATATCCCCCTAAGGGGATATACACGGCATTAGCCACCCACTAGAAAGTATATAGATTAATGCGCAAAAGAGTTTATGCGACGATTGTGGTTTGCGTTCTCTTTTTACGTATTAATTTTTATACTTCCTAGAGAGTTTACTAAACCTCTTTGTTACACTTCATCTTTATAATATACAATTAAATTTGTACAGTTATACGGGTAGGTTTCCCTACCCGTATATTGTTTTAAAGATAGGCTTCGATACAAGCGGCGAGCTTCTTATTCCATGTGATATTATAACAAATATCAATGACAAGAGTTGCGTCAGGGAGATCAAGCCCAATGTCATAATAGAACTGGCTAACCAATTCGTAAATAGATGTAATATCTCTGGCGCAATCCGTAGCATCTCTAAGCTCAAAACTAGCGCCAAGATTAGTAATGTAACGATACAAATCATCTAATCTACAAGCAACATTACATACGTTAATTAACAGCTCATTGCATTCAAGTCGCTTATTTGCATTAGCGTTTGCAGCATCATAATCATAGTATTTACCAAGAAGATCTAACACCATTCCAATGATAAACATCTCTTCTTCTCTACCGAGTCTCTTAGCAATAGATGTATTACTACCCTTACCAACCTTTAAATCATACAATGTGCAATAGAAAACTTCAGCGCTATGGTAATTATCACCAAGCTCACTATAGCTATCATTCTTAATCATCTTATCTGTAAAGATTTTATTACATGATGCCAGAAGATACTCAAATACCTTATCAATATTGATTTTTACACTTGTGGCAAATGTAGGCCATGAAGAAGCAAGATCCTTAATTATTTTATTAGGGACTTTTTCTATACGAATAGTACTGTTAGTAGTCTTGTCTTCATTAACTGCAATTTCGGGTGCACTAGTTGTAGTTTCATCTTCGGGAGGGGTATTGCTTTTAAACACTTTAAAATCGTCCATTTTGTACAACTCCTTTAACTAGATTATATAATTGTAATAGATATAGTAAAAAGCAAGTTTGCCCGGTAGGGATTTAACCCTACCGGACAGATTACTTATGAAAGGAGTTTCTTCAAATGGACAAAAAACAAACCTTAGAGCGTATTAGGAGTTGCCTCGTTCAGGCCAGTCTCAGGGTTGTAGTGAGTGTACACTGCACCGAGATCGTTGTTGTTGTACTGCTTGCCAATAGGATCAACATTGGGCAGATGCTCACGCAGACCAGTGGGATTGGCAACCATCAGACGACCCTGCACAGGCTGATAAGCGAAGAACTTATAACGCTGGAATGCAGTCAGTGCGGGCAGGCTGGGATTCTCAGAATCACGGATCTCATTAGAGATATACATCTGATAATCATACAGACGATAGACAATACGATTGGTGTTCTTGGGAATCAGCAGAACAATCAGGTTATCGTTTCCAAACAGCTTGTCGGAGCTGATGAAGTTGTAGACACGCTTGTCGTTAGTAACAACAGTCTTCTTAAAGGTCAGCTCAACAGGGCCGAGGTTAGCGGGAGCCTGATAGGTATACTCAATAGGAGTGATCTGACGAATAAGGCCGGGACGACCAAGGATGCAGATCTCCATGTTGGGATCACGAAGAACAGTCAGCAGGCCAGTGACAAACTGATCAAGAGTGTTCATAAAGGTCTTCTGCAGCCACTCCAGATGATCGCTATAGTAACCCTGGCGAGGAGCAAAGTCAACAGTCTTAGCAAGCTTATGATCATCATCAAGACGCTTGAAGGACTCATCCAGCTCTCCCTTGAGATCGTCATCCTTAACATTCTCAAGAACGTCCTTAATCATGCTCATGTACTTAGTGACCTGGTTGATGCCATACAGAGCACCAATGTCCTTAACTTCCTCAGGAGTGATGGGAATAGTAATACCATCATTCTCAGGAATCTGAACAAAGGTCGTACGCTCCTGCCACTCAACACGGTTAGTCTTGAGCATACGGCTAGAAGCATCATAACGAGCAGTCAGCTTAACAGCCTTGATACTGCCAGCACCAGAGTTAATGGTAAACATATTACCTTCCTGGGTAGCAAACAGAGTATCAGCAAAGATATCGCCAGACTCAAGCTTGACATTTACAGGCTGAACGATGACGCGGTTAGCCTCACCATAGCCAGGAGTAAACTCAGCTCTCCAGGGCTTCCAAACCAGAGCAGTAGTGCCAATGGCCTCATTGCCCTCTTCAACCTCTGCAGACTCATAATAGGTAACGTCAGCACCATCAGAGTTGGATCTGGTTGCTGCAACAGCAAGAGTATCACCAACCTTGACAGTATCCTCAACAGCAATAGCGCTGATATGAGTTGCAACTGACAGGTTATGGCTCAGACGAGATACATGGAAGTACTCATCGAGGATATCAATGGACTGAGCCTCAGGAAGATTAATGGGAACCTCTACAGGCTTATTAGCACTCTTCCAAGCCTCAAAGATCTGATTCTGCTGGTTAGCAATATCAATCTTGCGGCCATCAGGAGTGATCATGTAGCGGGTCTCCATAGTCTCAGTCCAAGAGGGAGACTTAGCGACAAAACGCGGAATTGCCTGTGCAAATACACAGTTCAGCATAAGATACTTATGCATGGGCAGGGACAGACCAATCATGGGGTTCCAGTTAGCCATACCAGCAACTGCGTTCTCACGAACGGCCTGGATATCATTAGTAAATGCCTCTCTCATCATATCGAGCTCATCCTGGTACTTCTCAGCACCAAGCTGACGCTCTGTTCCGACAACAGAGTTCTCCATAAAGAAATTCTGGAGCTGATCACGGGCACCCTGGAAAGCCAGAGCTCTCACAGGCTCACTGCTATAATCGACGCTAGTCTCACGCAGAATGTTCTGCTGAGCTTCGCAAAATGCTGAAGCATATGCATACATGGGATCCTTGCTAAAGTTACCCATGTTAGGATTTCTTCTTTCACCTACGCTAGGCATAGATTTTACCTCCTTAGTAATCATTTTTATTAGTATTAAGATATAATTATTTATATAAATAATTAGGCAAAATACCCAAGTATTTACTATATTGTTTATAATTAATACAGTTTATTTTTTATCTGAAGGCTTTTGTACTAGGCTTTTAAGCATCGTACCGATCTGATGATATATAGCAAGACACTCTCTATAAACGACTAAATTTTCTACATAAGTTCTGTTCACATAAACAGTTGTGATAGTATAGTTTACCATATCTCTAAGGTCTACTATCTTATCTGCAATGAACTCTATGATTCTGGTATTAGTGTAAGTCTTAGTGATCTTATTGACGTTATCAAATGTGGCATTAAGAGCTTCATGAAGATCTATATAGTTCTGTAATAACTCTGTATTTTTGATGGCCATTTGTGCAGGGGTAAGATCAGCGAATAAGTCTTTCTCCATATCAGATAATGGAGAATCGCCTACACCATCACCAGTTTCACCGTCTTTAGCAGAATCCTTATCAGAGTCGTCGTCTTTATCATCGTCTCCAGTATCATCTGTATCATCATTGGTGTCACCAGTGTCGTCATCTCCGCCTGCATCTGCGTCATCGTCTAAATCATCGTCATCCATTTTCGTATAGTCCGTATCTTCATCGCCATCATCTGTATCATCATCTCCGACATCGCCACCACCGGTATCATCAGTGTCGTTCATATCGCTTACAGAAGTATTTGAATCACTGGTTGTATCATCCTCATCAGAGTCATCGCCATCATCTGTATCATCATCTTCTTCGGTATCATCACCAGCATCATCTGTATCTTCTGTATCATCATCTTCCCCAGGCATTTCTAATTCGGTATAATCCTCATCATCAGTGCCATCTGCATTGTCAGGTTCTTTTTCATCATTAGTATCTTCAGTGTCGGTATCATCTTCATCGTCATCAGTATCTGTTACATCATCAATGGTAGCATCATCATCTTCTCCGGTGTCTTCAGTGTAATCTTCATCATTCTTATCATCTGAATCTTTACCATTGATTTGTAATTCATTGAAGTACCTAAACTTATTAAAATCAAATATCATATTACAATGCCTCCCTTAATCATCATGCTCTAACTTAGGCGGCAACTTCTGATTATATACTGTAACCATTTTATATTTAATACGCTGCTGCTGTCTTTGCAGATTACGCTGTATAGTCTCAATCTGCCTGATAGCTTTCATATCATTCTTATCTTCTGCAAGTCGCATATAGCGCTCGCACATCTTAAGCTCTATATCGATATCGTCTAAAATCAACTGTCGTTCTTTCTTCTGTAGTTTCTTAGAGCAAGCAAATGCTCCAACGGCAGATATTACTGCGACAGTAGGATTGACTATCCATGCGGCTCCAAATGAAAGAGCAATCTTAATGCACTTAGACAAAGACGGAAGTAAACTACCACGTAGTACAGCTTCTCTATTGTTAGTCATTAAGGTATTTTCAATTCCTTTGACGACGTTAGTAGCAGCAACATCAATATCTTGAGATGCTTTTTTCTCTTTATCTGATAAATTAACAGCACTCTTCTTAAGTCTGTTCAATGCAAGCTTGATAGTATTACCAAACTCCATCTCCATTAATACATTATTGGAACCAATCTTGGTTATCTCATTCAAGCATGACAAATACAGAACAGCATCACGAGCAGTATTAGAAGTATTATAAGATGCTCCAGCAGTATTAAGCTTATAGATATTCTCGTTTAAACAATCAATACGTGCATAGTCTTTTGTACCTGTAGCGTGTCTTAATTGATCACGATGATGCTCAAGAGCTTCACGAACTTTATCTCTTTCAAGTATGACAGGAACAGTGATAGCAAAGTCAGTAAGATCATCAATACTATCATTAGATAATTTAAAGATATTATCATATACAATACCTTCAACGCTAGAATCTGATACTTGCTCGGAGATGGATGTAACGTAATCAGATATCATGATGGCATATGCAGCTTCAGTAAGATCATCATCCCAATCTATATCATCATAATCTAGATCATCAAAGTCGTCATCATCATCATCGTCATCACTATCTTTTTTCTTCTTTTTCTTGTCACCATCAAAGTCATACTCATCAAAGTTGTATCCATTGAACTTCTTTTCATCTCTCTCGTCATTCTCATCATCGGTGTACTGTTCTCTCTCATAAGCTTCAAGCTTTTCAAGATCTTTCTTAAGCTGATTAAGATAACGAGTATATCTATCTTTGGTTTCTTTGTCTGTAGCATTCTTTACCTTATCTTTAGCAGTATCAATCTCTTTATTATACGAAGCGATAGCTTTCTCTAATTGTTTTCTCGTAACTCCAATAGTGACCAGATAGTTACCAATAAGAACAACCAATCCAATTACAGGGTTAATGGCAAATCCAACTCCAGCAACCATTACTCTAAATACAGAGAATATATCAGGAAGTTCATAAACTATCTGCTCAGGGGATTTTGAGTAAATTCTACTAAGCATAGTCCTAAAGTTATTAATTATTGCTTTAGGTTCTTTAGATTTATCCTTGATACAATCTCTTCTAAATTCGATAATCATATCCTTGATATCATCATCTTTATGCTCTTCAGGATGACCTTCTCTAGCAGCATTAATTAAACTCTTAGTTTTCTTTTTAATTTCCTTTTTCTTTTGTTTTACTTCTTTCTTTACTTTCTTAATTTCTTCTTTGTTTTCAACTATGGGAACTCCATAGTTCTCTGCTAATGTAGCAATATAAATATCATCTATATGTGTTTCAGTAATAGAATCTTCTATATCGTCATAGATATAATCATTTATAATATCAAAATCATCATCATTAAAGTACACAGACTTTTCCATTATAGATACAACATCATCTATCTGTGATTCTTTTAGTTGACCAGAAAAAATAAAATAATCTGTTACTGCTTCTGCAATCTTATGCTTTGGATAGTTCATATGATGCTTATCAAATACATAAGCTGCAGTTTCCAATGCGGTATTATATCTTACTTTAAAACTAGTATTACAGGTATCAATACATTTTGCGATCTCTAGACATGCATCATATGAATCTGAATCCCTATAGACTTCTGTAACAATTCTATCAAAGTTAAAAATCTTAGACAGTTTATTGTAGTTCTCTACAATACGATCACATTCTTTTGCGGCGATACATTCTTCATATAAAGCATTGAAGCATTCTTCTACAGTATCATTATTATCATCAGGATTAGAAGCAACTCCTCCACTAGAAGAGCTGCTAGAAACTCCAGATGATGCTCCTCCTCTTATCGCATCTAGAGACTTTGAAAGATTATTTACTGTTGAGTGTAATTTCTCTGAGATATCTGTGAATAGTCTATTGTTCTTTGTTAATGTTTTACGCTTCATTACACCCATTCTGTATTTAAGAGATCTTTGAAGTTGAGATTGGTCACGCACCTTGGTAACATTTTCTACTAAAATGTCACAGGCATTCCTGATATCAGAATCAGCACAATTAACGCAAATTTCAGAAAAAATATCAAGTGCTTTTTCAAATGCCAAATCAGTATTTTCCGCTAGGGATTCCCAATATTTAATTGAATTCATTGCATTGTCTTTGCAGAATACATTTTTGTCAGTATAAATCTGAGCTTCCTGCATATGCATTTGATTAGCCTTGGATTTAGTACCGACATTACGCATACGCCTAGTGATGTCTTTGTACGATACCTTCATTATTTCACCGACCTCCATTTATGTCATTATTATAAAGTTCACAGCTTATCGCTTAAAGGTACTATACGGAAACATATAAATAAGATTTCACCTAAATAAAGAAGGAGGTAGTCCATTCATGGATAACAGAAAGATTGGCAGCATCATCCTTGAAGGAGCATCTACTGTAGAAGATACTGTTATTGCTGACAAGATTACTACAAATGGAGGTAAGCCTAGAGTTCTTGCAGAGGGCACCTTGCAAGATATGGATGTTGAAAATCGCAACCATCGTATTTACGCCAAAGCAGATTTAGCCCCTGAGATTAATGGGGCTAGAATGAAGGAACTGCTTGATAATAAAGAGTTTAAGGGCGAATTAGGTCATCCTCTGTCTAATGATCTTGTAAGACAACAGACTATTGATCCTAAGCTTGTGTGTGTGCGATTCACTAAGCTATGGATTGATGGTAACAAAGTTAAGGGGCAGTTTAAGGGAACTAACAATGCATACGGTGATGAGTTTGATTTAGATCTTCGCGAAGGATGTAAACCAGCATTCTCTCTTAGAGCTCTTGGTAGCATTGAGAATGTTGGTGGTAAGGCATATGTTAAGGGTATTAAGATTATTACTTATGATAGAGTAATCTATCCTTCACATAAAGCTGCATATACTGAGAAGATTGTATCTGAATCTGCTATAGATACCGGTAAGCCTATTTATGAGAATCAGCTTATTGTTCCTAATAATGATCCTGGACGGATTATTACACTTACAGAGAGCGATGCTCGTACAGTTATCTCTCGTTTACAGAGAGAATCTGCTAATCTTGATACCATCCTGAATATGTTTGAGGGCTTCTCTGATACCATCACTTTAGTGAATGAAAGTACTATTATGATGAGCACTAGATTTGGCGATAGAATCTACGTTAATCTTGAGAATCATATCGAGAATCTTATCATGGATTATTCAATGAGAAATTAAAAAAAAATAAACCCGTAGGGATTTCTCCCTACGGGTCTAATAGCGCTTTTATTCTTCAGATTTATCTTTACGAATAAACTGCCAGATAAACTCTTTTGGAAGATTGTAAATATCTGCACAATATGCATAGAGAACTAATTGAGATTCTGACTCAGCTTTATAGAATCTGTCAGTTATATCTCCATCATTACAATTTGAGATAATATCTCTTACGCCGATCATGGTATTAATAGCATAACAGTCTAGATCATTTATGAAATTATGCACACTGTCTAATGGATTTAAATTAACAATACCAAGCTCAGCATTGTGAAATATATTCCAATACACATCATGCCGCTCAATAGATTTTGGTTCAATATACTCATCAAATAATCCAGGGGATTCATAATAAACAACTTCATACATTATAAGTTCATAGTTATCATGAATATCTCTTAACACTTCATCTGTTGGATTAAATGTTTCTATAGCAGAACCTTCTACTGCGGAGAAATTAAAAAACGCCGAGGTTATTAATTTCTTCTTGCCTAGCATTTAAGTTTCCTCCTCAGATTTATCTCTACGAATAAACTGCCAGATATATTCTTTTGGAAGATTGTAGATATCTGCACAGTATGCATAGATAACTAGCTGGGATTCTGATTCCGCTTTATAGAATCTTTCACCGGTATCACCATTATTACAGTTCGAGATAATATCTCTTAGAGTTGTTATGCTACTAACAGCATATTTATCCAGCAGACTCTGCCAGTTATACTTATGGTCTAAAGGTCCTAGAGTATAACAACCAAGATCGGAGATATGATCGCAATCATAATTAACCTCATACCGTTCAACAGGACCATCATCAATACACTTTCCAATAACATCTGGAGCTTCATACCAAACAGCCTCATGCATTATAAGCTTATATTCATTATGAATACGCGCTAATGCTTCATCTGTCGGATCAAACACCTCTATAGCAGAGTTTTCCACTGCAGGGAAATCAGAAAATGCTGAGTTAATTAATTCCTTCTTGTCTAACATTTAAATTTCCTCCTTAGATTTTAACTACTTAGCGACAAAATGCCAAATGAAATCATACTCCATCATAACTATATCTCTAGCGTATGCAAAGATTATAATTTGAGACTCTGATTTAACCATATAGAATCTATCTTTAACATCTGCATTGTTATCTTTAAGCCATTTTGGAAATCCCAGTATCATTCTAATATTAGACTGCACAACCTCATCGCTTACATCAAGCACTTTGCATTTTTCAACGTCATACAATATGGTTACTTTATCAGGATCATAATTTACAGAATGCTGCTCTAACCTAATCTGGTATGGCTTGCTGTGATGCGAATCAGGGCCAAAAATGTAATCTACCAAGAACAACTGTATATCATATTTACTAGTAATATCATCTAAAAATTCTTGAGTTGGTTCAAATGATTCCGGTTGTATTCCCTTCTCAATAAACTTACTGAATACCTTATTAACCACATTGATATCTACTGCCATTTTTTATTCCTCCTTATTAGTATGTTTAGCAGCGTCCACCATATTACTAATGTATGAAGCTCTATACTCATCAGTTACAAAATGCCATATGACAATACAATTTATTGCCATATCTTTAGCATACATGCATATTATAAGTTGAGAGTTATATTCCGCCATCCAAAATCTATTTTCTACATTGTAGCCGCTATCTTTAATCAATCTCGCATACTCTAGCAAAGTACCAGTGTACGGTTGTAATCTCTTCTCAGTATATTCCTGTATATGATTAACGTCATCATCATAATAGCCCATCTCTTTAGCACTATAATCAATAATGCATCTCTCATAGACCTTATGGGTACCATCATTATAAAAATCATCATTACGATGCATGACTAACGTGTACTTCTTCTTGATCTTCTGCACGTTATACGCTGTAGGGTCGAAAGGTTTAATCTCAACTCCTTCAGGCATAGTAAATTTAGAGAACGCCTTATTGACTTCATCCATGTTAATCGCCATTTTTATTATCCTCCTCGCATAGATTATTTGTACTACCATTAAGAATGGCCAATATCTTATCGACTTTATCTTCAAGCCTCTTTAATTGCTCAGCCATAACAGACAAATTCTGTTGAGGATTTGTTTCTTCTTTTGGTTGCGTAGTGGTTGTGCCTGATGGCTCATCAGTATAATTGGTATCAGGCTGTGCATCCTTTGTAGGTTCTTTACTTACACATTCTTTTGGAATAAAATGCAATACCGAGTTAGCATTAGTGCCTTCAATGCGTTTATTGTATATAAAAATAATAATTTCGTCCCCTATTTTTGCAGCTCGAACATAACTATCATCTATTTTAGTGCCTTGTTTAATTATAAAATCGGTAACAATGTTTGTGTAACCATCAAATCTATATTTTTCCATTCTAGAATTATACTTGGCATGATAAATATCGCGTAGTTTAACACTAGCATAGTCTGTATAAAAATAGGCATCATATAAAAACTCGGTATCTTTCCAATGACTATATTGATGATAACATTCTGCCACTAGCGTATAATTATCTTTAAAATCACTTGCAAGCTCTTTTATTGGACTGATTGTATCTGACATGTCTTTGTAAAGTTCTAGAACTTCGGAAAATGCTGTATCTATAATCTCTTTAGTAGCAATATTACTCATTTTTATTTCCTCCTTAAATGTTAATCATTATAGCTATATGGGTACGGATCTGGATCTGGAGTAGTAATCTCGTCCGGAATATTAGCTATTTTAGCAACTGTCTCATTAAGCTGCTTTAATTGTTCAATTACAACAGACAAATTCTGTTGAGGATTTGTTGCTTCTTTTTCTTGCAAATTAATTTTGCTTTGCAGACGTGCATTATTATTAGAATCTAAAGGTTCAACACCTTTAGGTTCAGTATCTATACCCAATTTCTCTGCAAATTCTTTAGGCTCAAAACGTATTAATGCATTACATCTAATATCTTTAACATCTTTAGTATACACAAATCCAATAATGCTATCTGCAATTTTTGCAATGCGAATTCTGCTATTTTTAGCATTAGCTTCAGCAATATGGTCTTTAATAAATTTTGCATAGTATTCATTTGTGTTGTGTATTACACCATTTCGGATGTCGGTTGTGAACTCATGTAGAAAATCATCATTTACATCATGGCCAAAACTATTAATGGAGTATATCATTGGAACGTAGTTCTCTCTGAAATCAAATATAAACTCTTCCGTTAGAGCAATTGATTCTATTTTGCCCCAATTAAATTCTCTCAATGACTCATAAAACACCTCATCTATCATTTCTTTAGTAGCAGTATTACTCATTTTTTATTTCCTCCTTAAACTAAGTATGTATGCCTGGCTGGTTTGCAAGTATCCTACGAAGAAGATCATTAGTGGTTCTCAATTCTTTCAGTATGAGTAAAAGATTTTTTGAATCGCTAGATCCTTTTTCTTTAGCCTTAAATTCTTCTTCATGAGCCATAAGTTCTTTCAAGTGCTTAGCAGTTACAAACTTATAAAGATAATCCACTTCATCGGGAAGATCGCTAGCATGTATATAAATAACAGCATAACCTTTATCTTTAATAATGTAACCTCTATTAGTAAGATTAGCACCAGTCTTTACTGTTTCTTCTTTTATATATCTCATACGATTAATAGCATCTTCCACGTTAGCATCAAAACTAACAAATTGACAAACGTCATTCAAAGAATTAACGTAATACGTGGTGTAAGCACAATAATCTCTAAGATTGTGAATAAACTCATCTGTCAAATCAAATACTTCAGGTTCTTTTCCGCTATAGTTTGTGCAGAAATTAGAAAAGATATCCATCATAGACTTATCTACTGCCATTTACAAATAACTCCTTGTAAGTTTCTTTGGTACAGAACATCATATACATATTCATATGGGGGCTAAAATCTCTAGTATATATGAATAAGCTAATTTGGTTATTGGTTTTGGCTATCCAGAATCTATCTTTAAAGCCAGCTCCAATAATATATTTCTTCATAAAGCTTATAAGCTTTATATACTCCTGCATCTGCTTATAGCTATCACATCCTACAGGGTAGGTATCATTAAAAAGCTCTTTCTCTTTTGCTATCTCGTATACCTTATCGATAAGAGAAGCGCTAGGTATATACGGGCATACAGCATCTTCATACAATCCATCATTAAATGTTTGGCTAATAACCTCTACACAAACATAGTGGTTCTTAAGATTATCAATGAATCTATTAGATGGATTAAAAGATTTTGCTTTAACACCAAGATGCTTTTCGCAAAAATCTGAGAATGCTTTTGTATATTCCTTATCTACCGCCATTGTTTAATCACTCCCTATGCGTAACATTCTTTACCATCGTATTTCTATTTGTAGTACAAATATAAATATCTACATACCCTTTATCGTAATTGCCAGTTAGCTTAACGGTACCGATAATATAATTGTACTTGTAGTAATGCTCCCATATGAAGTTATTGATTTCATCTATAGAAGCATTATACATACCATCTTGGATTATTAGAGATTTATCTCCGGCATGTATAATAATATGCCCATTATATGCCTCGAAGTTTTCTCTAACAATACGTTCTATGAACTCTATCATAGATTCCTCGTTGCCATTCATTAGCTCTTTTAAAATCACTATAACATGGTCAACATATTTTCTTCTATGATATTCAGCATGATACTTTGGAATTAAGTCTCCCATGATTCCACTCATTGGGCGAACACCAACACCAAAGTTGTCATAAATCTCTTGAGCATGATTAGCAATATACGTCATTGTCTGAAGTTCCGTTGCTCGCTCAATTTCTGTTTTATATTGATCATCCATAACCATTTTAGGATAATCAATAATCTGATCAACATGATATAGCTCATGAATTATTGTTTCTATGATCATACACATTAATTCATTTTGCTTAATACGCATATCGTCAAAATGTGATTTAACATATCGTAGTATCACTCTTGGGTACAGATACACTACGTTAGGATTTACTGACGCTCCAGCGATAGTAGACCCTTGAAGCTCTGCCCATTCTATCTGCAATACTGCAGGATAGTTTATTTTGTTTATTTTTCCATTATAATAATTAAATACTCCATAACAGAATTCATTTAAATCTGTTATTGCAGTATTCAAGCTATCCAAGTTCATTGGAATCACCCACCTTTCAAAATTATAATATACAATCGTATTTCGTTTTGGCTGAACAAATAGATAAAACGGAGGTGAGTTTATTATGGCACAACCAATCGTTAGATCTACATCTAATGAGATGACTAAGTTGTTAAATAAGATAGAGCGTAGGTTAGGTATGACAGTTATGACCTTACCAGATAACTTAAAGAAAGACAACTGGTGTAAGATTATTGAGGAAGATACTCTGCCTACATATAGCAGATACTTCCCTTACAGTATTACTATACTGATTGATAATACTTGTTTTAAAGATGGGTATTACTTTATAGATAAAGACCTTCCTGCCGGATCTAAGATAATTGGAGTAAAAGATATAGACTGGCAATTATTTAGCAGAGACAGTAGATATGGAGGATATGGCGTTGGATTTCCTACATATGACTACTTAGGAAGAGATTATGGTGTTGATGATATAGCTCTAACTCAGGTTACTACAGATATATCATCTCTATTTAATCTTGGAATCTATATAGAATTTGAATATCCTAATAAAGTAAGACTAGTATCAATCAATGGGGCTCCTATATCTAGATATCGTCCATTCCCTTTAAAGATCTATCTTGAACATCCATCGAACTTAATGACTATTTCTCCAACTATGATGGAGGAGTTCGAGAAGCTTGCTCAGTCCGATATAGCAATATTCTTGTACCAGAATCTTAAGTACTATGACAATCAGGATAACGTATATACCCAGCTTGATTTAAAGCTTGAGACTTTACAAGAATGGGCTAATAAGAGAGATGATATTGTTAAAGAGCTAGATGACGCTCACACTACTACAGCAAATGAATATCAGAGTTTAATTATAACTGTATAAAAAATAAAGAGGGCGGGAATCATCCGCCCTCTTCATTATTACACTTTGCATTTACTCTATCTAAGAAGCTACCCTGTGCCATGACAGGTTTATTATTATTTGATTGAAATTGAGTATTAATATCAAAATAATTAGTGCCATTCTCTGGTCTTCCTAGATAGTTTATAAGTGTTATTGCTGATTGGTAAATATTGAAATTGCTGATAAAGTAGTTAAAGCTTAATAGTCTATTTACATCTATAAATGTATTTACTCCATCAGAGTTTAAATACATCATTACCCCTATAGATTGATCTACCATAGATGTATTCATTACCCATGGTTCAAATTCTATATACTGTCCATACTTAACAAATACTTTGATTGGATTTGGTTTAGAAATCATAAATATTTTTCCATCTTTCTTAGCAAACAGATTCTTATATTCGCTAGATGTAAACCATTTAACAACCTCTTGAAGCCTATACTGAAAGAAATATATTTCGTCCATTCCTATCCTAAGACTTACTTTACCAAAGTCAGATCTCTTTACAGAATCAATAGACAGATACGCTGATATATCCCTATTGATATTTACACGATATTCTCCATTGGTCGCATAACCAATTTCTTTATGATAATTCGTAGTGCTATTATATTTAGACGATCTACGATTCAGCTCTACATTAAATTTTACCGCATAATCTTGATTTAACCAAAAGCATGTATCTACAATTTTATCATAATCGTTATGCACGATTGTAACCATCTCAGTCATTCCCACCACCTCGTTTACTTCTAAGTTCTACGTTCTTTTAAAACAAAAAATACAGAGTTATAAATCGATATGGGTGGAGGTAATATACCTCCACCCAATATGATTTACTTATTGTCTTCTACCGTCTCGACTTCCTCCTGCTTGAAATCCACATCTCCCTGGCCGGAAGACTTTTCTTTTACTGCTCCTTTCTTAGACTTAACAGTGTACACCTTGAGAGGATTGTACATCTGCTGCTTGGATTCATCCCACTGAGGAGTCATGGAATACTTGATGACGATCTTTGCTCTGCAGCCATCGATGTCTGCACAGGGGCATTCCATAACGATATCATAGATACCGTTATCAGTATCGTCATGATACTTGCTGGGCTCTACCTCATACAGATGAGGATTGTTTGCTTTGGCCTTGCTCTTGTATTTCTTCAGCATGGGCTTAAGCACGTTATCCTTGATAAGGGAGTACAGACTATCGAGCTGCTCATAGGTTACGGCGTTCTCTCCGCAGTGCTTACCATCGATGAACTCGATATGCTTACGCACATAGTCAGCCTTCTTGTTCATAAGAGCATCAAGCTCTTTCTTGGTAAGCTCATGCTTCTCCTCTACAGGAGTAGGAACTTCTGTTACCACAGGAGCCTCAACTACAGGGGCTGCAGTATGGCAGCTGCAGTTGGGATCTGCGCATCCATTCATGCGGTTATTAGCATCCATAATGATGTCCCACATGTGTCTAGCACCTTCAATACCATAGAACCCATTCTGGTCCGCAGGCATGTTAGGAACTACAGGATTTGCAGGCTGGGGAGGAACATTGGGCATGTTAGGAGCTACGAACTGCTGCTGAGACTGCTGAACCTGAGGCTGAGCAAATGGATGGACGAACTGCTGGGGCTGGTCTTCTTTAACGAAGTTGTTGATGTTGAAACCATTGACATCTTTTGCTACCTTGATAGGCTCATGAACTGTCGCAGATGCGTTGAACTGGTCGACAATTCTATTAGCCTGCGCTGTCGGCATCACAGGAGCTTTGGTTTCTTTTGTGATGGCGGTATCTTTGGTATTGCTGTTGATGATGGACAGGATCTCTTCCTTGATATTGTTAATATCATCGGCAAGAGCATCGACATTCTTTGCGAAGTTCGGATCTTCTGCATCAATGCCGTAATCGGTAAACGTCTTTTCAAGATACTCGCCTAAGGCTTTATCCAATTTGGGGTTGCTGCATTCTCCCTCTTCGTTAAAGTGCACGCCGTGATCAATCAGAAACTGTCCAAAGATGTTGGTAAGTTCATACAGCTTTGCTGCGGCATTGGCAAGATTGGCGGCATCAGCTAACATAGCAAATGGATTAGAAGCAACGTTCTTCTCATCCTCTACCAGCTGAACTTCTGCTGCCTTGGGCTCTTCGGCCTTGGTTTCCTTGGTGGTCTGAGGCTCTGTGTCACCGAAGTGCCCCTCTATGATTTTGCTATCAGTAACATGGTTAGCGTTGCGCTTTTTGGACTTGCCAGTAGTTGCTGCAGGCTTCTTAACCTCAGGCTGAGCTTCCGCTGCCTTGGGCTCTTCTGCCTTGGTTTCCTTGGTGGTCTTGGGCTCTGCAGTAACCTTGGGCCGCTCAGTTGCCTTTTCGGGGTTTTCGCCAGCGGGAAGATAGATAACGGTATCAAGCTGTGCTTCCTCAGCCTCGGGGTTCTGGTTCTCATTAACTTCCTCATAATCAACATCGACAACAGTGTCCATATTGATTTTGGAATCATGGGGCTTCTCTGCGGGCTTCTTAACCTCAGGCTGAGCTTCCGCTGCCTTGGGCTCTTCTGCCTTGGTTTCCTTGGTGGTCTTGGGCTCTGCAGTAACCTTGGGTTGCTCTTTGCTCTTCTTGATCATGGTGCTGACATAATCATACACGTCAGGGATCTTAGAAGAAACCTTGCTGGAGCTTACGCTGTTGTGGAGTGCGCGAATGGCCTTGGCCATGTCGCAGTTATTCATGAGGCACAGTTCCAGATACTCATCATAGATTGTTTCGGGAATGCCGATGAACTTGTCATACACAATATCATTGTGCATCTTGGTAGCCTTCTTATAAGCTTCCTTGGACAGGCCGGGAACCATGGGCATGCCATACAGGGCGATGGGACGACGTGCGGAGATGGCCTTTACGATGGCCTCGTTGGAATAAATGGGATTGGCGTTTCTGGTAGTTGCATACATAATATATTTCCTCCTAAGTAAAATATTTAAATTTGCATATGGTAATATACCTTATGCACTGTTATATCATGCATTTGAAATTACAAGATTTTACACAGAAGGGATTGCTCCCTTCTGTGTTATTTCAATCACTTATCATATACTTGCATGCACATTATCTTCTTAACAGAATACTTTGCTCTTATATTCTCTGATCTAACTCTAATTTCTTCATCATCCATATTAACAGATCTACATGACTTAGCATATTGAGCAAATACAGGTTTCTTAGCAGAATAATACTTCTTAGTAAAGAAGAAACCTTGATCTACTATATCAATATAAGTTGTATTATCCATTCTACATCTACCAAGAGTTTGTTGCGCTAATACAGATGATTTAAATGGTTCTGCTAGATTGATAGTACATCTAAGATCATATATATCAGATGCAGCACCACACGATTTTGTAGTGGACAGTATAACTTTCTTGTATAGATTAGATTCTTTATCTTCTTTAATCATGCTAGTGTAAATCCCCACATATTGTGCCAAAACGGGAAATTCAGTACATATGTGATCATATACTGCCCTAATGCCTTCGTTGGTGCCAATATAAATTAAAGTCTTACCATTTTTATTAATAACCATATCTATCAATATTGTGATAAGATTTAAAAAGTTTGGCCGTTGCACTAGATAAGAAATATACTTAACCCTATCTAAACCATAACCGCCCTTATTGATACAACCACGTATATCATATGGCGATGGATGAGAATTAAAGTGGATACTCACATAATTTACGTGAGGATCAGAATTTTCATCAAACAATGCTATAGATGGAATATTCTTAAAATAGAGCTGATAAATAGTATTCTCTTCTTTTGATGATCTGGCTGGAGTAGCTGTTAAATATAGAGTCTTCTTAGTATTAGAATGGAAATCTATTTTAGCCATGTTGTCGAAATATAGATGAGCCTCATCATAAACCTTCATAGAGCATCTCAAATACTTAAATAGCTCTTCTACTTTAGACCATCCGTTGGTATCTCCATACGACTTTATAGTCGAGTGAGATGCTAAGAATATCTGATAGTCTAATGGATTTCTATTATAGAGCTTATTAATAGATGGAGCTCCAGCAATCATATAGATTTGTTTCTCACTAAGAGGAGTATATTCAAATATCTTTGCTTTCCATTGTTCCAGCCAGTTTAAAGAACTGGTAATAATGATAGCTCTAGCGCCTAGAGCACATATAGCCGCTACAGTAACGAATGTCTTACCGCTACCAGTACTAGAGTTTACAGATAATTGAGATTTAGCAATCGTATATCTATATTGATCTCTACCAAGAATGAATTTAAGAATTTCTAATTGTCTATCATCTTTAGTCAAATATCTAATGGGTATTGGATCTGTCATTACATATGGATCTGGAGTTTTATCCACTACAGGTTCACACATAAACATATTCTTCAAATAACTAATATCTATTCCTCTTGGTAAGCTTAATATTTTATTTTCTTCATCATATTCTATCCCTTTGGGAAATGATCTGTGTTTAGAGGGATCCCATACAGAGAATATATACTCCAGGTTAGGGCAATCCCCAATATCGTAATTGTTAATTTCTATATGAGAATGCTTTAAAACTATTTTATCCAATCTCATATACCTCCAATCATAGGTATTACTATGAAGTTTTTTAAAAAATATAATTCTATAACCTGATAACATATTAGTAATTTGAAGTGTGTGCCAAGTCTATGAAAATAGAAATCACTTCAAGTTACTGTCAGCATCATGTGGTTGCTAAAGCACGTTTTGTCATTCGTCCAGCGTATATTTCTGGATACCTCCAAAATTATTAGGTTTTTCTTTTTGGTTGATCAAAACAAATAACTCCGACTGATTACCCCTAGGGATTTCTCCCTAGGGGTATATCGTATCAATCAATCGTAAATGTATACCGCTCTATGCCGTTGTTGCAGAATCCTACCATTCTGGTAAATCTAACTTCCATCTCGCCTCCATACTCTCTGCGTATGAATTTAAGCAACTCCATTACGTCTATAGAATACTTATCATAAGATTCATCTTCTTTTAACGGTAAGCTTACAACTAAACGTAATACATCAACGCAGTTTTTGCCAGATGTAATTCTGCATATTATTCCACCATCGCCATCACGAAGATATCTGATATCAATATGACCTTTGAGAGTATGAGGATACTCTCTATTAACCCAGTCATTTATCTTCTTCTTAAAATCTCTTATAGAGATATGCTCTTTAGAGACTATTGCTATTTTAGCAGAATACTGTATGATCTGCCCATCAACCATATTTTATCACTCCTTCTTCTTATCTACTAGCCTAACCATTGTTATGCCCTTTTCAGGATTATCAATTTTAGGCTTATCATCCAGAAGCTCTTCACTCATATAAACCTGAGGCTGCTCACAGAAGAACAAATCAAAGAACGATGGAGCATTCTTTCTATACGTCAGAGGATTATAGAGAGTTCTATGAAGATCCTTATAGAGCAGACTTACAATAATACTAGGATTGTTAGTAAGTGCTTGGTTAAGAGTAATCATACGATACTGAGTATACGGATTACTAAAGTTAGGTTTAGCAAGTACGTCATCTTTAGCTACAATCTGATTAGACAGAATAACCTCAAGATGTACAGCATCTACACTAAGATTACCTTCAACGACTAGATCTACAATAGACTGTAGAGCTTCATCTTTAGTCATCTTCTCTGTGACAGAGCTCTTATTAATGATATTGATAATATCATTCATGGTCTTAGAAATCTCATTGTTAATAATCTTGATATAGAACAATGTGATATCTGTAAGATCAGACAGCTTGATATTAACCTTACCGCCATCTGGAGTTGCTTTCTTACGAATAATCTCATTAAGCTCATGAGAGATATAAAGCTCATCCTGACTATCAGAACCAAACTTAATGTCGCCAAATCCAGTACGAACAATGAAGCTAGTGATATACTCATTATAAGTTCCATTGTCGTCTATGACAATTTTCTCTTCCTCTTCATCATCGCTAAGATTAACAGCATCTTCCTCTTCATTGACCAGATAAATATCGTTAGGATCAATAACCATAACACATTTCTTAAGATCATAAGATTCAGACAGATCATCCGTAAGCTTAATAGCATTGATATCGAGATCAAAGAAACCATCAAACTCAGGATTCCAGTTGATGGTTTGAATCTTAGTTTCAAGAAGATGCTTTGCGGACAATAGAGTCTGAGTCAACTGTGCTGATAGAATCTCTGCCGCAAGCTTTCCTACATTGATATCAAGATTGGTATAATACAGATCACCATAGCATCTCTTACAAATACCATGGCCTGTAGCTTTGCTTTGACATGTCATAGGGCTATGCATAAAGATTGTCTTACCGATAAGACTAGTATCATTAGGATCAACAACATACTCTACTCCCATAGGAGTAAATCTATAGTATCTGTTCTTTACCATAGATAGATGCTTAGAAGTCTTGATCTCAAACTTAATAAAGTGCTTAGACAAACACTCGTAAGTCATATTGGTATTCAATATAGTATCAGAGTTATTCATACCCAAGCATCTAGCAAAGTCACCAGACTCACCTACATTAGTTTTAGACATGATCTGTGCTGCTCTTGCTGCATTTGATTCAATGAAGAAACTTAAGAGATCATCTACTCCACCATTCATGAAGTTCTTATCAATAATATAAGGGAATATACCTCCGGTACCATTAGGTTTGGTACCGATATTTAATTCTGCTTCCTTAAACTGCCTTGGGTTGATTGCTTCTGAAGCTTTAAAAGATGCTGCAAGACCATGATCATAACCAAGAATACGTTGACTATCCTTGATGATCTCAATAGCCCTATTGGTATACTGCATACCTACATCTTTTACTTTATCAAATGGAACTCCAGCAAGAGAACAATGCAAGAGCTGATAATACTCTGGGCATTGATTCATTAGAGCAATATTGTCCTCATTGTTGATAGTATTCGCAAGATACCAAGAGAAGGACTCTATATAGGAATACGCCCATAGACCATTATAGAGAACCTCGTTGAGATACGCATTGCCCAGCTGGATTTTATTTTCTTTTGTCAATACATACTTATCAACAAAAGACTTGATGTTGTTTCTTTTCAATTCGCTCTGCCAGAAGATATGTTTAGGTCTAATAGTTCCTCCACTATTAAGAACCATTTTCCACATGAACAGAGAGAACCAATAATCAATTACATACAGATCACAATTCGCATCGCCTCCCCATGAGACATTAACTAGCAAATTATGAACATAACCTGTTTCAATTCCATCTTTAAGAATTGCATAAATTCCGTCGATATGATCGTCTATATTCTTAGCCGTAATCGAAGGAACATAGACGCTGATATTGGATTGAGATTCAACAGCGTCTGCATAAACATAATAGTTTTTGTAATTATACATATATCTGCCCAACTCCTTTGCTTTAATCATTATTATAATATGCAATCAAAGCATTATTTAGAAGTTATATGGACATTAAAATCCTAAAAGCAGATATACTCCCACATGGAGTTACCCATGTGGGAATATACCTTAACATTTTTAGAGGAAATAAAAATGATAAATCAAGTAACAGAAGTAAGGAAATTGAAACAAAATGGGAATGTAAAATGCAGATAGTCGGGACTTCGACTACATTAATGTTATTACATTAAAAATTAATTTAAAGAAATCTTAGGCAGCGAAGGAAGGTTACGAGAATTCTTAATATGCTTCTGCTGAGACTTTCTTGCGATTACAGTAGCCTTGTTATTATACTTAGCATAGATCTGCTTACGGATCTTACGCTCACGGATACGAGCAATAGACCACTTAGACCACAGAGGATCCTTATGCTCCTTAGCAAGCATCAGGCAAGACAGATTCTTACGACGCTGAAGGTCATCATTCTTACCAAGACGAACGAAAGTTCTCTTAGCTAATTTTCTAGCCTCAACAAGAGCTTCAACCTCTGCAGACTCGGTAAAATTCTTTAAAGCCTGTTCGCCATTCTCAAAGAAAGTAACAGCTTCAAGAGCAGAAGTAGTCATCATATCCTCAACTCTCTGAGCAATAGTATCAATTCCCTCTGCACTATTAGGATCAATCTCTCTCTCAGTATCGGCAAGAGTATCGACTACAGTATCGGTATCTTCAGCTTCTTCACGCAAATACTGATCAAAAATCATATGGAGGACCTCCTTAAAAATCATTTTAGGTTAGTAGATATCTACATGACATGTCAGTTTAGACATTCTTTGTCATTTACTCATATGTTTAATTAGCTTTTACTGATAGGTAAAACTTAAGATTAATAATATATTATAGATGTGACTATCTAAAGGAGTTGTTGATATGGATAAAAACCAAGCTGGAAATCTAAAAATGATTCAAGATTATAAACAAATGATGGTAGATGGATTACGCCATACATTCACTAGTCTTCATGAGAATGAGCTTAGAGAAGCAATAGATTATTCTATCAATAAACGTATCTATTCTGCCCCTGCAAGTATAGACAATAACTATACTAAGAGGCGTATTGATGGCGATATATTAGACGTAATCCATTATATAGAAACTCTAGAACCTATAGTCACCAGTTCAGGTGTTCTGTTTAAGAAACATAAAGAAGCAGATAATCCTATGGCTAAAATGATTATGGGCTTTCTAGATAAGAGAAGCGAGTATAAGAAAGAAATGTTTAAGCATCCTAAAGGAAGTGCTGAATTTGAAAGGTACAATCTTCTTCAGTTATTGGAGAAACTAAATGCGAATGCAACATATGGAGTTCTTGGAGCTCCCACTAGCATGCTGTATAACATCTATACCGCAGAGAGTGTTACTCGACAGGGTAGATCGTATATCTCTTGTTCTATCATGCTCTTTGAAAGCTTCTTAGCCAATAATGTAGGATTCAATAGTCTCAATGAGGTTATTGGTTTTATAAATAACGTAGAGCATGAGAAACCAGAGAGAAAACTTCTAGATAGTGTTATTCTTGATAGGAATATCACAAGAGAAGAATGTTTCTATAAACTCATGAATACAGTGGACTATACCAATGTATGGGTTCCTACAGAGAAAGAGATGGGCTTAGTATGGGATTATCTCCAGGGTGTTACTCAAGAAGATATCAATAGAATCTTCTATAAGAATAACCTCTATACATTCTGTGAGTTGCCCATAATGCAAGATCTTATTATTAAGATTCTATGTGAGCTAGATGAACCATTCATGAATCCTAATAAGCCGCCTAAGATTATTCAGGATGATCTTGATACCCTTACTTCTATTCTTAAAGAGTATGTGTATTATGGATATTTCTATACAGATAAACTAGACAGAATAGATTATATGCAGAGAGATATTGTTATAGTATCTGATACAGATTCAACTATCATATCTTTCGATGCATGGTATAGATACGTTCTCTCCAAGGTTTATAATATAGATATGCCTATCAAGCATAGAAAGTTCAATATGGTTAATCTCATAGATACAGATGAATATGGTGATAAACCTAAGAGAACAATGTGTACTATTATAGAACCAGAATATGATTATGACTTCTATACCGATGAAGTAATAGAGATTCATAAGCTTAGAGAACCATGTAAATTAGTTCCGCAGGACTCTCTTAGATACTCCATTATCAATATCATGGCATATGTATGCAGCGATTTAGTTGTAGATTATCTTGCAAGGTATGTCATTAGAGCTAATGCTGGCGGTAGCGATATGGGTTGTAAAATGATTATGAAGAATGAATTTCTATTCGATAGACTTCTTCTTACAGCCAATAGACGTAACTATGCGGATATTCAAACTCTTCAAGAGGGTAATATAATCCCCAAGGGTATGAAAACCAGTATGGCTATAATGGGATTGCCAATCAATAAGTCTACTCTAAGCGATGGAGTTAAACAGAAGATGCAAGAGATTCTCTATGAGGACGTTCTTACAGCAGATAAGATAGATCAAGTTAAGATCATGAAACAACTAGCATTACTTGAGCATAGCATCTATGAGAATGTAATGTCTAAGAAGACAGATTATTATAAGCCTGATAATGTTAAGGCTATCTCGTATTATGCTAAGAATCCTCTTGAGGTTAATGGTGTAGTTGCCATCATGGTTTATAATGAGATGAGAGACGAAACCATGTCTGCCATAGATCTAAATGAACGTAATAAGATAATTAAGATAAAACTTAATGTGAATAAAAAGAATGTTCATAAGATCAAAGACAAGTATCCTGTAGAATATGAGAAGTTGTGTAGATTGCTTGAACATCCTACACTTGGATCTAAGCTTGGTACTATTGCTTTGCCTATAGATGCAGAAGTACCAGATTGGGTATTGGAGTTCGTTGATATACAGACTATTGTATCTGATGTATTAAAGAACTTCCCGTTAGATTCTATTGGTCTTAGAAGATGTGATAATGATTCTGTAAATTACAGTAATATCATTCAGCTGTAATAAGAAATACCCATGGGAGCAATCCCATGGGTATTTATTTTTTATTCAATTGGCATTTTAGCAGTAATCTCTACATTGTCTGAATTGATTGTATAAGTAATATCATTACAACCAAGCTCTAAGAAATGACGAATTACGCCCATGGTCTTTGCAGGGATCTCTGCCTTGGCATAACGTGTTGCATCAATCTTATTATGTAATCCACAATAGATCTCATAGATTTGATCTACATTGAATCCGGAATTTACAGTAACATACTCTGAGATATCATAGCCTTCAATATATGCCTGAAGAACATAGTTTGCCACTTCATATGGTACATCCTCGTTGATGCATCTATAGAGAACTTTTCTAGGGATATTATTAGTCCATCCTGCAATCATCAATCTCATCTGAGTGGCATTCAGTCTAGGATCCTCAACCATATCAATAGTGTATTTATTCTTAGCGAATGCTTCTGCATTGTTCTTCTCAAAGTCATATGCATCATAAATAGCATCGAGCTGAGAAGCATTATAAGGCTGCATATCTGCTTCAGAAAAATCAAAATCCTCCATGAGCCTAGATGCGTTATCAACCCAATCAGAATCATATTTAGGATTCACCATGAGTTTAGCCTGAAAAGCTTTTCTTTTTTCACTAACATTCTTAGATTTTGCCATTCTAATATACCTCCAATAAAATTAATTATACGGCACTGGTTCCTTCAGTGCCAGCTTCAATACGTTTAGCAGTACGATCTCCAAGAGCCATGATCGCAGCCTCTAGTGCTTTAATAGCGATTTCATTCTGTACGCATCTATGCTCGCTATTCTGGAATGAATATAGTCTAGTAAGTACGATGGTTAACAGATCATCCTCTGATATACCATTACGGCCACATTCTTTTACCGGGCCATTCTGGAAATGTATTTCTTGCACAACGTCTCCATTGTACATAATCTTATAATCGTTAGGAGCATCATTCTCCCACTTTAATGAATCATCCCATAAGATGTATTCATGGTCAGTTGAATTAGTATTCATTATTAACACTCTCCTTGGTGGGATCTATTGTACTGGAATATAAGGTTTGTGTTTTTAATATATTAAATGCCTCTCCATGCGGCTATAGATGCTATGGTTACAGCTATTGCCATACCTATAGTAATGCCCATGACTATAACTAAGATTAAAAGTACTGCTAGCTTAATCTTATCTTTTGGAAATCGCATTAGTTTAGTAGAGAACCCTATGAATAATGCGGATAACAGTAGCACCACAACAAACAGCATTATTATCAATATAATGGTTAGCATATTATCTCCTCCCATATAAGTTTATTATTAAGTCCTAGAGAGTATTATTTTTTACCATATTAGGGCTATTTAGTAAACCTGAACATACGGATAAGAATACGAGAGGAGGTATAATAATGCAATATAACGCTCCAGTTGTACAGCAAACAAGATCACCATATGGTAATATTGTTACTAATAACAGAGTTGTACCTCAACCTGGGACATATCAACCTCAAAAGCCAGCGCCAACAAGACGTATATATTTACAAAAGACTACTAAGAATAAAAGCTTTCTAGATATGCATCATTATCTTAAAGCTATAGGAATAAAGAACAATGCATTTATGCTTACGTTGATAGATCCGGATCTAGATGGTATTGATCCTCATGATCCTAACCTAAATGGATACTATAAACAGAAAGTACTAAGAGAGTGTTTATGTAACTATTGGTATTTCATTAGAGAATGTGTTAGATTACCAAGCTCTGGTGCTAAACCAATGAAGTATAAGCTCACTCGTGGTAATTTAGCATTAAGCTTCTGTCAAATGCTAAACTTAAATATCTTCTTTGAGGAGCCTCGTCAGCAAGGTAAGACCGTATCCTCAGCAATTAGATATTTATATATTTATAACTTTGGTACCACCAATTCTAAAATGGCTTTCCTACATAAGAACATGGATGGTGCTAAAGATAACTTACAGACTCTAAAAGATATTAGAGATCTATTACCAAGCTATCTAATTATGAAAGAAAGAATCTTACCAGATGGTAAGATAGATCGTGGTAAGAATAATACCACAGAGATTCTTAACCCTCATAATAATAATGATATAAAAGTATTTGCCTCCGCTACTAATAAAGCTAAAGCTGCATCGCTGTTGCGTGGTAAGAGCTTAGGTATTATATGGTATGACGAGTACGCGTTCTTACCCTACAACGATACTATATACATGAACGCAGCACCAGCATATAAGACTGCTGCATCTATCGCTAAACAAAATGGTGCTCCATATGGAATTCTTATAACAACCACCCCTGGATTTATGACAACTCCAGAGGGTAGAGAAGCATATGCCACTAAAGAGAATGCTACTAAATTCTCTGAATCCTGGTATGATAAGACTTACCCTGAACTGATGTCTATTATTGGTTCAAATACTAAGTCAGACTTTGTATATATTAGATACACATACCAAGAGCTTGGCCAATCCGAACAGTGGTTTCAGGAAGTATGCAAACTGCTTAAGAATTCCTGGCCAGACATTAGACGTGAGATTTTGCTTGAATGGGCTACTGGAGTTGAGAACTCTCCATTTAGAGAAGAAGATCTTGATACTATATCTGGATTGGTAAGACAACCTATAAGCGTTGTATATCTTCTTGGTAAATATAGATTTGAAACTTATCTACAGGCTGATACTAGAACTTATCCACCATTGATTGGTGTAGACCCTGCTGGTGGATATAAACAGGATAGCTCTTGTATTACTATTATTGACTCTAAGTCTACTAAAGTCCTTGGATGTTTGAACTGCAACTACATCTCCCAGGTTGATCTTGCTAGATGTATTGAATTCATAGTGCGTAACTGGATGCCCAATGCTGTTATCAATGTAGAGAGAAATGGCGTTGGTCATGGTGTTATCTCTATGCTTAAGAAGATGGGTCTATCTAAGAATCTCTATTATGAGATTAAAGATAAGACCGTTGAGGAACGTCAAGATGGTGTCCATGCCTATAAGCATAAGATTAGAACTAAGATTTATGGTTTCGATAACACTGCTGCTACTCGGCAGGTTCTTATTAATATTCTTATAGAGCGTGTAGAAAATCATAAAGACAAGATCGTATCGCCTATAATATATAATGAATTGATAGGTATGGAGATTAAAAAGAATGGTAGAATTGAGCACTCTACGTCTACCCATGATGACCAAGTATTCTCTATGCTATTGGCTCTATATATGTGGTATGAAGGCGTTAATATGATGGAGCGCTTTGGAGTTAGAAAAACTTCAATTAAAACAGATGAAAATATTGATGAAGCCATTGATTATTACAATGATGATACTGTAGAAATCGTTAGTCATTTTAATACAGATGATGATTTATCAACAGAAATCGAGAATGATGTAAATGCTGCCATTAAAGCTGGCGGCACATTGATGAAAGATTTTGTAGATAAACGTATGGCTGATGAGAAAGCTAAGTTTGAAGCTCTTGTTGCTACTCCATTAGGGGAGAAAGCTTATAGACAAACTTACAATATCCCGGATGATGTTCCTATAACAAACTTTGTTAATACAGCTTCAAGCTTTGCTGTACCAGATTCAGTATTCACAGGGTTCTATAGTGCTAATACAAATGATAATGTATATTACAGCAATTCAACCGCAAATGTACAGGAAGTACCAGAGAACCAAGCATTCGCTCTGGAAGATGACGATTATAGATATTTAGATCACTTTAATTTCTAATATTATATTAGAGGAGGGCTTAATTGCCCTCCTCTGCCATCTTAAATTTTCAATTTAATGTAAACTAAAACAAAATAATAAAAATTATATACCAGAAGGGAGAAATATATTATATGAGTTTTGATCCTAACACTCAACCATATGAAATAAGTAATGAATATGATATTGCTAATATTCTAGCTCATTTTGATTCTAATTATATTTTTGATGTAATTGAAGATAAGTTAGAAAAGATTAGTTTTGCTACAACACTCCCAGAACCAAATATTGTATCTGCGTTTGAAACTAATTTCAATATTATGTATGAGGAGTATCCTGGAGACAATCAGAATATTAAGATAATCCGTGAGCAAGTATATAGAGATATTATTAAGATCCTCACGGGTAAATTCAATCTTTCATTTAATACTACAGATGATACAATCGATCTCTATACAGCAGCAAGATATCTATATGATTTTGTTGTATGCAATCGCAACTCTATTATGATTAATTTCTTTACAGCATTTATTATTAATAATAAAGATTCTCTATGCTCTACTTTAAACATGGATGAATTTAGAAAGAATAAAGATAGCGCTTCTGCATATGGTAAGAGAGTATATTCAGATAACAAGTTCGCATTGATTAGCGCTAATATCAATACTGTTATTAATTATATTAGTAATCTTGATATTACTTTGACAAATATTTTCCAATCAACATACGTTGATTACTCTTTGGTGACATTTCTAGATAATTGTTTTAGCGATAATGGAAATTTCTTTAAAGATTTCTATTGTAGTGTTCTTCAGAAGCCTGAAGAGCTTCCTATTGTTATTACTAATATTAGACTTAAACTTCAAAGTTTAGTCGGTAATATTTCTCAAGAGCATATTGAAGAATATTTATCTTATGGAATTACGGATGGTGAATAATATGGATACAAAGATTATTAGTATTAATGGCGAGCCTGTAGAGAACATTGCAGAAGAAGTAAATACCCCAGCTATAGTTTCTGTAAATGATGAGCCTGTAGAGAATGTTACAGAAGATATCAAAGATACTACAGAGGAAACACCTAAAGATGATGATAAGATCGATCTCTCCAATACTTCAGTAGATAATACTGTAGGGGAATCAGAAAGACACTATAAAGAAGTATTTGCCAGTTATGATCTTAGCAAAGAAGATGTTAAAGTTCTATTAGAAATAGTTAAGAGATATAAAGCCGGAGAGAAACTTAATTATTATGATGCTGTTCCTGAATCATTTAAAGCAATTGCCGATGGCCTTCGTAATGTTGCTATTAAAGAGGGAACTCCTGTTAGTAAAAATGATGCTACTAAGTTCCTTTTGGCAGAATTGATTAGAGATGCTCAGACCAGCAAAGCATTTGAAGACTTTGATAAAGAACTAGCATCGACTATATCTGAAATGGATTATAAATATAATAAGATATTTACTGAAGCATTCGATGAAGTATTCGCTAAGATAGATGAGTTAGAAACTAAAGATCCAGAGCAAGCAGCAAAGATTAAAATAGTAAAGAATGCATTTGATGATGCAGCAAATCTTACTAGCCTTACAGAGTTTATAAACTCTACTTCAGTATCTAAACTTACTAAATGGGCTACTAGATTCAAAGACGAGGTAGATTACTTCAACACAAAAGTAAATGTTACCAATGTGAAGATTCCTGACCTGGGAGAAGTATATCTCGTAATTGTAGCGAATTGTCCTGATCTTAATCCAGAAGATGTTAAAAAGTTTGTTGTTGCTTTATGTAGGCAGTCTTATACTCTCGATGTAAAAAATAATATTGGCGATCTTGCATATATTTATAGATTGGTAAGCTCAATCTATAGTTATAAATTTACCAATAATTCCAAAGAAACTCCACAGTTGCTCAAGAATATCACAGAGGTAATAAAAGGTATTTCTTCGCGTAGCGAAAACTAAGGAGGTTTGGATCTATGGCTGGTCCATATATTAATAACGGAAATTACAGATATGGGGTTTCTCAATATACTCAACCGAATTTACCGTGTTATGATTCAATCGGTCATCATAAGAAACCCAATTACAGACAACCAGCATCTGATACCTATAGAGATGATGGTGTACCGTACACAAGCTATCTAGAGGATAATACTAATGCTTGTGCTACATGTGGTAGATGTAATCGAAATGCTAGAGCTAATATGATATCTAGCCTAGTGAGATTAGAGACTACCATTGATAAATATCTTAAAGTAAAAATGTATGGATCAACATCCGATAAGAACAAGACTGTTCTTATGAAGGAAGGAAATAAGTATTGTGTTTCCTATCTTACAGAGACTGGTATTGCAACTGTAACTGGCACATATCGTGGAGTTTCATCTAATGTACCAGAAGAATGTACAAGCTATATTGGAAACTATAGTTCTACTGCAGCATCTTCTTATATCTGTCTTGATTGTTCTACTGAAGGAGCATCTAAGAAGATCTTAATCTATATTGCTGGAATTAGATATATTGAGGCCGTATATGAAGAAGGCGATGATGCGTACTTTAATCTTACTCAAGCAGAGAAGATTAAGTCTATGGTTTCTCAGATCAGTAGTGCCATCTCTGTTATCAATACTTATATCAAAGTAAATAATAATGGAAAGGGCATAACTGATGACGCAACAACAAACTCTAGCGGAACTCAATGCTGCTGCAACGGCTCAGTTCTTATTATGCATTCACAGGATGATTGTTGTAATACGAGCGATGGCACAAGCAATTCAAATGATGATGCGGATTATAGCGAATACCTTAACGATGACGGATCGTTAGACTTTAATTCACTCATCAGTGCTATGAAGGATGTAAAGTCCATCATGAATAGCTTTATTACGGCGTATGATATTGATACTACTCTTTGTGGTTATGATGATGATTGTTCTTGCAATACAGTTGCCGACGTAACTAAGGATACAGTAATCCAGATTCTTAAGGAAGCTGGAGTTCCTATTGTAGAGGAAGTACCGTATAATGCAACTGAACAGGGTCTCTATATGGTTGAACAGGAGAGTGGTGAGAACGATGGATGGTTAGACGATATTGAAACTTAATTAAAAGATACTCCAGCATGCTTAAATGCATGCTGGGGTTTATTTGTCGAACTTTAATATAATAGAAAGGAGTGTCTTTAGCATGGCTACTACGTACTATAAAGTCGAAAATAGTAAAGTTATCTTTACTGGAGATGGAGAACTTATATATTTTGTACCAGAGAAGTATTTTGACTGTGGGGCTGCCACTGTAATAGGCGAGTTAGTAGAATCTATGGGTATCTTCTCATATGGATTATATGATAAGAATGGTAAACAGCTTAAGATCGCTAGATTTAAATGTCCTACAATGTTTGAGTGTAGGCCCTCTAGTATTTCTAAGGAAAAAGGTTTCCAATTAATCAATAGTAAAACAGCAAAGGATTATCGTCTTCTTCATTTTAAGAAGGGCGATGAATTAATTTGTAATACAAATATTCCTAAAGACGTAGAGAATGTAGAGAAGTTTGTAAACCTATTGATTGGTGGTCATTTACCAGATGATATTCCATATAATGAAGTCCATGAGTATATAATCAAGAATGCAGAGCTAAATGGATTTAATTATAAAGTCTCTGGTCAAACATTTGGTATTCTTGTTGGTGTTATCTATAGATCAATGAAGGATCTATCTGTTCCATATCGTAACTCCGACTATGATAAAAACATGCTTGATTATAAAGCTATATCTATTAAAGAGGTTCCTAAATATACATCTCCATACACCGCTATTACGTCAGAAAACGCTGATGAAGCAATCGCTGCAGCTATGACAATGACCAAATCTAGCGGTGATTCCCCGCTTGAGAAAGTCATGATGGGTTAGGGCTTACAATAAACATATGAATAAAGCTTAAACAGCTTTAAATAGTTTTATTAAATATTTTGCAAAATATTTCATAAGGAGGTATTAATATGACCAAGGGTTATCCCAGAAGTCGGTTTGAAATTATTGATCAGACCAATATTCAGGAACTTCCTCAGACTACTATAGGGTATCCTGTACCCATGGCTATGGCTGCATATACATCCGATAAGGGTCCGGAGCAATGGCGTGTCTTAAGTGGTTTAACAGAATTCTCCAGAGATGTTGGTTCTATCAGTTTCACAAAGCATGGCCAGGGGCAACTCACAGTAGCAGAAATTCTGCGCAATGGCGGTGTTGTATTTGGCAAGCGCATGGTGTCTGAAGACGCTACTTTAGCAAATGTCACTATTCGTGCTAGAGTTATCAATTCAGATAACGTATCTTATCTGTATTTCTATACTAAGTCCTATGAAGACGTTGCTACTTTCGACGAGGCTACCGAGCTCGGTTATGATAACTTTGATGCTAATACTGAGTCCGATGTAGTTGATGTTCCTCTGTTCACTGTAACTCCTATGGGCCGTGGTGTAAGCAACATGGCATTTAGAATTAACCCTGAGTACGTTAATTCTAAGAGCTCTAGCTATGTTCTCTATTCCTTTGAAGTTTATGAGAATCAGGAGCTGCTGGAGAGCATTACGTTTACCATGAACCCTGACGTAACCATTGATGGTGTTTCTCAGGCTATGAATCCCAAGATTCATGCTAATTCCAACCAGGTTAAGGTTAACCTATTTGATGATGGTTTCTATGCTCTTATTACTGCTCTGGCTAAGACTGCTACCGATAGTTCTGGTAACGCTCTTTCTGTTGCTTCTGTTATCAATATGGACTTCATCAATGCAGTAGACCGTCGTGGTAAGAATCCCATGGGTGGTGTTGTTACCTCTGCAGATGCAGATTCTGATGGAGAAGATCTGTGGACTACCAATACTCCTTCTGAGATTGCTGATGACATTGTTGACATCTGTGACGCTCTTGGTGTTGCTCTTACTAATGGTAGTTATGGTGCTTCTGGCAATAGCCCCATCCAGGTTCCCGGCGAGTACGAGAAGATGCTGCTTGGCACGTATGGTGCTAACCAGGACTCTGCTCTGTTTGATACTGTTATTTATGATCTTGATGCCAATAAGATTGATTTCGTAGTTGATGCAAACTATCCTCTTAGCGTTAAGAAAGCAATTAATGACCTTGCAGACTTCCGTCAGGACTTTGCATTCCTGGCAGATATGAACACAGATGTACATGATGTAACAACTATTGTTGATAAGGCAGCAGAGATGCCTAAGAGCAGATTCATTGCTGTGTATCATAACCATTTCAAGATTTATGATCCCTATACCAATAAGCAGATCCGTGTTACCATGCCTTTCCTGTTGGCATCTAGAATGGTTCAGCATATTAGCGATGGTGTTGGTCGTCCGTTTGCTGGTATGCTTAATAGCATTACCTTCCCTGAGATCATTGATGGTTCTGTTAACTTCCTGCCTGTTGTTATCCCTGGTGTTGATCAGAAGCAGGCTCTTGTTGATGCTAACGTAAACTATCTGTCTTACTATGATGGAACTCCTGTAATGGAGACTATGTATACTAACCCTGAGGAAGAGTATACTCAGCTTAGCTATCTGCATAACATCATGGCCATCCAGGAAGTCATTAAGGCTGTTCGTACCGAGTGCCCGAAGGTTCGCTATACGTTTATGGATGGCTCTGATCTTGAGAATTATATCTCTGATGCTAATGCTGTTATCAATAAGTATGTCACTAACTTCAAGTCTATCTCCATGCAGTACATGGCAGATGAGAAGTATGAGTCCAATAGCATCTTCTATGCTACTATTACAGTTCAGTTCAAGAATTTCGTTCAGGAAGAGTACTTCCGCGTAATTGCTATTAGCTAAGAAAGGAGGGCTTGAATTATGTATGGTAGTTCTCGTGTTGTTACTCCTATTACAACCACTAAAAGTTTAGGAGTTAATATTAATACACAGGTTTCTAAGCTGTTTGCTAATACTAAGGATTTCAGAGATGTCACCCAGTACAATCTGATGCGTGGTGTTCCTGACTTTGGTTCTCTCGTTCAGTTCAACCCTTATGAGACTGGTTATGCTGCGTTTATCATTTGCGAAATGCCTAAGTTCATGGAAGCTCTGGCTGCTGCAAATGTAAGCTATAACAAGCTGTTTGAGAACTGGAAGCACATTATCGAGTATGAGTTCAAGAGCTTCCAGGGTCTTCAGGATCTTAGTTCTAGCACCATTACTCTTGGTGATGACCTGAATAGCATTAATGTTATTAATAAGGTTGAAATGCAGAGTGCTAGTGAATTTACACTGGAATATGATGAGAAGTCTGGTTCTCCTCTGACTAAGTTTGCTAGACTGTATCTTACAGGTATTAAGGATCCTCGTACTCAGGTTAAGACTTATCATGGTCTTATCCATAATGGCGATATGGAACCTGGCTTTGAGAATGAGGTCTTCACGTTCCTGTATATCGTTACTGATAACACCATGCGCGAGGTTGAGGCTGCTTACCTACTGATTGGTTGCCAGCTGGTAGATGCTAACATCGACATGTATAACTATACTAAGGGTACTATCGAGAAGGCTACTATTCAGGTTAAGTTCAATGGTTATCCTGTTACTTCTTCTTATATCGAGCTTGCTGCCAAGGATATGATGTCTTATCTGCTTAGTGTTGAGGCTGGTGCTCGTCAGATCATTGTCAACAGCAACGACTACAACTACACTGGTACCGATACCATTGTCGATACTCTTACCGAGTATGGTGCAACTGATAGCACAAAGTATCCCAGCCTTGATTACAATAGCACCAGTAAATATACCAGCTATAGCTACTATTCTGGCTCTTCTACCAGCTCTAGTTCTAGTTCTAGCACTACCACTGGTTCAACAACCTAACGTATTATATACCCCTAGGGATTGCTCCCTAGGGGTATTTATTTTGCTTACTGGTTATCCTGGCTGATAGATTCAGGGTTACTTACAGTATCTTTAATTGTATCCTGTAGAGACTTATCATAAAGCTCTTGAATCTTAGCCATATTAAGATAAGACCCAAGATAATATTTCTTAAGCTCTTTAGAGAACTTAGCTCTATGGATATCATTATTAGAATCTCCCATCATAATATTAGTAATATTCTCACAGTACTCATTAGTATTCACTATAAGCTGGTTAGTATTGGTAATATTGATAAACAGCGGTGGTGGTAAAGTAACTCTAATTCTATTATTTGTGCTATACTCTAAGTTATAGATTTTAGTGAAGAAATCAGACAATAACTCTTGGAAATCTGATTGTCTGGCATATGCAAATCTAAGAAACTTAGAGTTACTCATGGTAAGCTGTAAAGCATAATCTGGAGATTGACGATTCTGAATAATCTCTATAGGAACGCCAATGACATTTATTGCTGCTTCCTCAAGAATATTTAGTAGATCAGTCTTAATCTCTACATTCTGACCTTGCATGACCTCAAACTCTATAGGAGATTGACCATCTGCTCCTCTGGGGATAATGTAATCATTAAATCTACCAGTAATATTCAATACAGAGTTAATACTTTCAATCTGTCTAATACCAAAGTTAGACTTCTTGATTTCATTAATAGTCTTCAATAGAGTCTTAGATATATTAGTCTCTACAGATTGTCTCACATAATAAACTCTCTTATCATTACCACGAGTCATTATAGCCAAACAGTTAGTAAGATAGATAGCGACCCACAGTTTTGCAGGGACAAGAGACATAGCAAGATCAGAAACACCACGCTTAGAGTTCTCATCAAGCTTGAAATAGAAATGCTTAATATCCTCAGGGGGAATATAACTAATACGGATATTGTTACTAGATCCAGCAGCAGCATTAAACTGGTCATTATACTTCAAGATATAGTAAATTTCTTTCTTAAGATCTTGGTTAGTATTAATGAATTTAGCGTCTAATTTCTCTGCAAGATTAGAAGCAATACTGTTTAATAATTCCTCTCTGCGTGTCATTGAATCAAGAGCTTCACTCTTTCCAGTTCCACGTAATCCAGTAATGGTTGTAGTAAGACCAGTGGTTGTATATTTACTATCATAGAGATCAGTCTTAGTATCAATCTCAAAATAGTAATAGCCTAAACAGATATCGTTATTCATCGTTATAGGAATAACACACTCTCTCCTAAGCTTCTTAATTATACACCCATTCATTTCTTTTACTTTACCATTAGAACCATCTCTACGAATAAGACCATCAGAAGTTGTATCCTCATCTCCAGGTAATCTAAGACTATCTCCAAGAGTTTGATCAAACTTATGATGTACAGGAAGTTTCTCTCCCATATTTAAATCATTATCAAATGTATTATCATAGGCATAACCCTTACCACCAGCGCTATTAATATCGAGCATTCCTTCATTGATAATGGAATTCTCTCTAATAGCCATCTCGGTAAGAGATTCTTTTACTACTTCTTCATGTTTCTCTCTAGCCATCTTCTCAGAACTAATGATAGAAGAAATATAACCATCCTCAAGAGCAATACTAAATTGGCCAAGATCCTCATATGAAGGATCATTACTCTTACCTGTCTGGTATATTGTTGATTCATTAAGAATCACAGCACCCTCATGATATTTAGCTCTAACTACAACATTCTTATTTGTATCTTTACGATCTAATAGACGTTGAATGGCTTTAGTATATGGAACACAATATACAAATACTTCACCGTACTTAGAAGTATCATCATATATCTCAGTCGTAAGCTTAGAGAGTTTATACTTATGCTTCATATCTTCTACATTACGGCTAAACTGTTCTGCAGAATCTCTTGTAGGAGAATCTGTTTCTAGATTAAGAAAATCCTTACTAAAACTATCAGCAGATAATACGTTATCTCTTATAGTCAGTAATGCCTCTTGTAGTTTAGGCATATACTTAACAACTTCATCTGTCTCTTGGTCTAATGCTTTTACCCATCTATTATCTAGATAAGTATTAGAGAGATTGTTTACGAATTCATTATCGCCAAAGATGCGCTCAAATTCCGATACTGTGGTAGCATCGCTTTGAGCATTCATAAACATACGCTCATATAGTCTAGATATGTTAGGCTCCCCAACATTATCTACGTTAGCATCCATAATATTCTTTATAGATGCATTAATAGAGTCAGTAATATCCTGAAGGCTTCTCTTATTCTCTATATCGGAATAGTATGTAGATCTATATAATGAATCTGTGTTTCCCTGAATTCTATCTGCAATACGCTTTAAAATACCAGTTCTAACTTGAGGCTGGTTATCATTCTTATTATCGGGCAAAGTGGTTCTACTCCTTTCTTGTGTAGATATTTATTGAAATGTTTCAGATGTGTTAAATAATATAAATAGAGCGTGGATAATACCACGCTCTATAAAATTTGTTATTGAATGCCTACCTCAATAGCTCCACTATTCATAAGAATATAAGACAGTACATCATTAGCATTACAGATTCTATAGATTACTTGAATTCTCTTCTGATCTATACTGGCATCATATGTACTACAATACCAAAAAATAGTATCTAAGTCTGTTGCTACACGACCAAGCTTAACAACCGTAGTTGTAAGCTTAGTCGTGTAAGGTTTACAAGCAAAATCTAATACATTAGTAGCTAACCATGAGATCTTTTGAATATCATCATACTTATCATGGCAAATGATAAACTGTTTGACAATATCTAAGAAATCTCTAATACCTTGCTCCTGAACATTGTTAGGAGCAAAGAGATTATTGATAGATTTAGATGCTATTTCTTTTGACTCTTGCAGCTTATTTTTAATAGATGGGTTAGAATCTATATTGATTATCTTAACTAACCCATCTATAGAATCCCTAATGGATTGCTGAAGATCATCATTCTTATTGTTCATCAGTATTACCTCCCTCAAACGTATCTATAACCGATGATCACATTTACAGTAAACTTTTTCTTCTTAATACAAAACTCAGCAATGAATACATTAGGGCTAGCCATACTGAAATCGCGTATCGTTAAGAACACTTCGTCTGATTTAACAACCGGAAGAAGCCCGGAGAATAGCGTCATAAAGAACTTACCATGGTGCTTATAATATATAGCTCCATCTGTTCTTCTTAGAGCAAATACTTCTTCTAGAGCTTCATTAACCTTCTCTTGCTCACATAGTATAGGAAGAGTTGCGGCCGTAATAGCATTATACATAGCGCTATTACCAGATATATAAGCGCCTGAATGCAGTGTTAATTCACTAGCTCCGTTCATAGTCCTAATAACATAATCTGAGCAAGCATTAGTATACTCAAGCTCAAACTCTGTCTCTAGAGTAATTGTCTTTATGAATGCAGATAACTCTCTAGCATTAATAATATATCCATTTATTGCTGGATTATAAAACATTGAATCATCTAATTTCACATATGCGATATAAGTGCAGATATTGTCATAACCTACAATCGCTGAATATGAGACTAAATATTGAACATTGTTTTGCTTCAATGCTTTTACCGCATCATTTAGATATATCAGATCTACAGTTTTGATTACGTCCATTTGTGATGCACCATCTTTCCACTAATAATACACATTGTTCTCTTCTTAGATTTATCTACTAAACTAACCATAGTTCTCTTCTGCCCTTTGGGGATGATATTAACCATGATTCTCTTACCACTAACAGAATCATGGGATCTAAGACCTCTAATTGGAGCTTTAATTGTTGTGAAATACTCAATGATATCGTCAGCCATCTGCTCATATCCAGCAAGCCTTAAATATCTTTCACAGAATACTATAGGATTACCACAGAGATAATCTTCAGAGAAATATACAACTCTATCAAAGTACTCATTGTTAAATCTATTCTCTTTAGGATCCAATTTCTCAGGAAGAAGAATCTTACCATGCTGCGTCGGGGGAGATATATTGTTCTGGTTGATCTCCCACGGATACATAGACTTATAGTCAAAGTCATTTAGATTATCACAGATCATTACAGGTCTACCATTGATCTTCATCTTAGGTTTATCGCTTACATTCAGCGGGTCTGCAACAAATGCTCCAGCAAACGTAGATTTAGGATTATTCTTATTTACGTTATTTCCAGCAACATAACCCATATCCCAGATATTAGCGATAAATCTATTTGCAAGATACGTTGTCTGTCTATGAACTTTAGAATATCTTACATTGGTTGTTAATGACTTAGTGAATACAAAGTCTACATCGCCAATGCTATGCTCAATGCACAGCTGTACGATAGTATCCATTACGTTGTAGAATACAAACGTATGATAATCCAAATACGGAAGCTTAATAACGCTAGTAGTAATATTAGAGTAATCCAATTTATTAACCCCAGCGAATCTACCTCCAATATAATCAAGCTTATAATTACTTACAGCTCTCTGTCCTTTACGACGAGATGCAAATGTTATAAGCTGATCTAAATATACAGTGTAACAAGAGATACAAGCATAGTCTCCACGTTCTTCAAACTTCTCTGATCTAGAATCTATATAATAATAACATTCCTTATCTTTAAAGTCAGGATGGCAAATAAACTCCGTAGGATCATAGCCTAATGTCTGTATTCTAGCAATCAAGTATGGCAAGTCAAATGCGATATTCCATGCAAGAGCAAAGTCTGGTTTTATTGTATTGATTACACTGAATGCATCATGAATCATCGCTGCTTCTTCATCATAATACATGATATGATAATCAAAATCTTGTAACCCGTATTTATGCTCTTTTTTCCAACCTCCAACACTCTCCCTAACAAAGTCCTTAAGATCATTCGTTAGGTTAGGAGTATTCTTGAACTCTTCAATCAATGGATTCTTAGGATTCTCTAGAAGCAATGTATAAACATGCTTACCGGTATCATCTACCAGAGTAATAGCATTTACAGGACATTCTCCCATCTCAGGGAAATCTCCAGCCATATCTATACCATCAGTCTCAATATCAAAATACAGTTTGGTTGGAGTATAGTTGTTATTCTGATAAGTTCTAGCAAACAACCATCTATAATAATCCTCTATATTCATATCTGCATTAAATACAGAAGGAATAGTAAAGAGTTTCTCATTCTCTCTATAGTTTCCATTTCTAATATTGTCATAGAAGTATTCAAGATTACCAGTATTCTCAGCAATACTCTTCTTAAGATCTGTATACTTACACTCTATAGGATGCACATTGTTCTTCTCAATATAGAGCTTATTATAATCTACAGGAACACCCTCGTTAGTCATCCAATACGTATAGGTTGGCTCTACAATATGCTGTAGTTTCTTTTCTCCCGTATTAAGATCTTTATAAATAATATCTATACTGTCTTTGGTACGTGTAGTTCTACCATCTTCAGTTATAATCTTTCTAGGTTTATGGTATATCACATTAAGCAAACTAATATTATCTCCAGCTTTATATCCACGGATGAAACTTTCGCCAATCATTTAACCACATCCTTTCTAATTATTTTGATGTAAAACTCTTTATATTTGTCTAGTTTTGAACGTAAACATTACTATAATGAATAATCCCTGATACCTGTAAG